GCCACCACTTATGTATACAGCATCACCTTTTGCTAAGTTTTCACCTGCTATAACTGTTTTAACTACCCTGGTTGCTATTGTGGATTCAGCACCAGTAGGCCCTGTTGGTCCTGTTGCACCAGTAGGCCCAGTTGCACCAGTAGGTCCTTGTGGTCCAGTTGGTCCAGTTGCTCCTTGTGGTCCTTGTGGCCCTGTTGGTCCTGGTACTGTACTTGCTGGTCCTGTAGGTCCTGTTGTTCCTTGTGGTCCTGTTGGTCCAGTGACACCAAGTTCTCCTTTTTGTCCTTTAGTTCCAGTAGGCCCTGTTGGTCCTTGTGCACCTTGTGGTCCTTGTGGTCCTGTAGGTCCAGTAGCACCTTGATCACCTTTTGTACCTTGATCACCAGTTAATCCAAGTTCACCTTTTTGACCTTTGTCTCCAGTTGCTCCTTGTGGTCCTTGAGCACCAGTTGGTCCAGTTGGTCCAGTTGGTCCTGCTACACCTTGGAAGCCTTGTGGTCCTTGTGGCCCAATTGGTCCAGTGTCACCTTTTGTACCTTTATCACCCTGCAAACCAGTTGGTCCAATGGTGCCTTGTACACCTATTTCACCTTTTTGTCCTTTTTGTCCAGCAGGTCCTGTTGGGCCTGTAGCACCAACTTCGCCTTTATCTCCTTGAGCACCTTTTTCACCTGTAGCACCTTGGTCACCTTGTAATCCTTTTAATCCTTGAGGTCCTGTTGGTCCTGTTGGACCTGCTACTGTACTTGCTTCACCTTTTGTTCCTTTTGTTCCTTGTGGTCCTGTTGGTCCTGTTGATCCAACTTCTCCTTTTGCTCCCTGTGGTCCTGTTGGTCCACTTTGTGCTGATACCCAATCATAATCTGAGCCTGTCCAACTTAAAACTTCTGTTGCACTTGCTGAGCCAGTGTTTAGATGTGTATCTACTCTAGCATCTGTGTAATATAAATTAGTGCCTTCTGCTAAGTCACTCGTACTTGCTGGTATATTGTAGAATGTACTACCATCATTTGTAAATTGCCATACATCACTGCTTTCGTTCCATCTGATCAGTGTATTTGACCCACCTACTGGTCTATATGCTATGATTTCTACTGTGGCATCTGATGCCGCATTGGCATTTAGTGTGATCTTTTGATCTCTTACATATAGATCTTCAACGTTTCTATAATTTAAATTACCACTTACTTCTAAATTACCGATAACGTCTAGATTACCACCGACTGTTAATGGAACTGTGGCTATATGAGATACAACTTGTGCATTTGTTAAACCTGTTACACCTGTTAATAGACTACCATTACCAAAGATATAGTTACCTGTTATATTAGCACTTGTTGTGATATTACCAGTTAAATTTGTTAAGGCGCCAGTGTAATTGCCTATTGCTGTATTTGATCTATCTGTGGTGTAATATAAATTAGTTGAACCTTCTGTTAAATCATCTGTGGTTTTGCCACTAAACAATGCACTAGAATCTATAGTGATCTGACCTGATACGTCATCTAAGTCTAATGGTGATATAAATTTAGTAGAATCCAGTTGAATTGTACCGTTTGATTCGAGTTTTAGTGGTGTTTTTAAATAACTTGATTCTAGACTTACTTGACCAGTACTGCTATTATAAAACAAAGGTGGTACTGCTGAAAAGGTTCCACGAATATCACTATCTGTGATATTATTGAATAGAAATATACCATCTGCGGATGTATATGATAACCCGCCGTATACACCAGGTCCTGCTGGTTGTGTGTTATCAGCAGAAAACAGATTTCTAATTGATTGATCTGTATATTGTGATCCTATTTCTGATATAGATACATTTGCTACTCTTATACCTACATTTACTTTAGGTGTAGTTCCAAGAACTCCACTAAAGTATGTTGCTACATTGGCGTTTCTTACTATGACTGAAACGTTGCCGGCTATTGACATATATTACTCCTATGATGTTGGTATTGGATTAAATGCAGGATCTAATGTTGGATTACCTATTGTTACGTCTGGTTCATATCTTTCTATAACTGCCCATCTATGTGATAACGTTTGTGGTTGATCGTATATATTGGCTGCTGGTTGCGTCCATTTAAAACTTACTACTGTTATTGGGACATTTGTTCGAGCATCTGGCAAAAGAGGACCAGTATACCTTTGTGCTGGTATAGTTAAGTCTATATCGCCATATATATCTCTTTGCGTGTTGATAAATGCACTACCGATTGTTGTATTAGAACCAAAACTGCCTATAATACTTGAATCTGCAAAATTAGGATCACCAGAAACACGGTCATATGACAATTTATCTACAACTATTGTTTGATAGTCTGCATCAAATGTAAAAGTTGATACATCTGCTCCATATTGATATGTAAATTTCGTTTGAGTTGACGGGAACATCTCCAACATTTGTACATTGTCGGAACCGCCTAAATAATTTTTGAATGTGAGAATTCTTCCAGACATAACTACTCCTATAGGGTATTGCTATATCACTAAGGCAATATAGCCGTTTTTATTACTTGTATATTTATCGAATTAACTGGGTTCTGATGGCCAAATCACATCAAATAGGTCCGTTACATCTGCTTGATTGACTGGTACATCTCTTAATGCTTGCCTATAAGTTTGCCATTCTGCTTTTTTGCTGTCACTTAACGGTGAATCTGGTGCCTGTGTCCAATCACATGCTGTTAGCATCATGTTGCGTCTTTGTCTTACCAGTGCTATTGTAGGTATTTGATTTTGATTGTGTAATATCACAGGCGGATCTTGACTTATATCTACTTTACAGCCTTCTGGATGGCATTTGCCTGCTATATATGTTGTACCAGGATTGACATTACATAGTTTTTGTACTTTTGCTTCATTTCCAATGTAATCATGATCTACTATTTGACCTGTATCACTTTTATAAACAATCCAATTGCCCATTATTCAAGTTCTCCTTTGTTAATACGCAACATGTCATATTTCATGTTTTTAAATCCTACAGTATTTGGTGTACCACCTATATTTGCCAGTGTGTTATAACCTTCTAGTCTTATATTTGCTTCTACCATTTCATCTGTGACTTCAAATTCACCTTGACTGTTTATCACACTAGGTATATGCTGAAAGTTTTGTAAACCTACACCTTGACTTACATAATTATTTATTACGTCATTATTAGCAAATTTAACATCAATACCAAATCTTATACCATAATCTGCTACACCTGTACCTGGTAATTCACCTAATGGGGTAGCATTTGTAAGTACAGTATATTTGCCGTTTTCTATGTTTGCTAAATCTACTGGTACTGTTGGTGCTACATTACTGAATACTGCTGTATTACTTGCTAAGTTGACATTGGCGGCTGGTGCTGTGTCTACTTGTCCACCTGCTCCATATTGTGATATCATATCTTTGTCTATTATACCACCATATATACTGGCATTACCTCTCAATAAAGCATTACCTGTAACGTTTTGTGTGGCATTTAGCACACCTACAGGTATAACACCACCTACAACACCTGCTACTTGGAAACTCAAGTCATTTGCTGGTGTTTGTCCACGCAACGTGTTGCCTGTGACTGTTATAACATCTGCATTAGCATAACCTGTACCACCAGATACCACATATACATCTTCGTATGCAAAAGGATAACTGGTGTTTGCTCTAACTGTAAATGTGGCATTTGTACCACTACCTGATGTGCTGGTTTGTGTTACATTAAAGAAATAATTTGTCAAATAACCAGGAGGTATAATTGGAGGCGGAGGCGGTATAACAGGTATATCAATTGGATCATCTTCTTCTTCACTTTCTGTTACAGTTGGTTCTGTGTAAACCGTTGCGTCATATTCTAACAGCAATAATTCACAAGATATCATGCCGTCTTGTCCTAATAATTCTTTGTTTTTCATTACACGGAACAATTTATCAGTAAATCCATAATCACTGTTAGTAAGTTTAACAACATCACCTGCGTCTATTTCTAAACAACTAAAATCGCCTACAGTAGTTACTACCATACCTTTTCTACTTTGGTTGAGATCTAAATTACCTAATTGTTGTGCGTGTATATTGTTGTTCACTAGTGGTAATCTGTACTCTAAATTATTGTCTGGTTCACCTGTGTTTCTATCGCCACTTGGTGTCTCTACTACTACTGTATTTGTTTGATCTTTTCTGTTTTGATCAGCAAAAGATACTGTTACTTTGTTTAATGTGTTATACAATTCTGTGCTTGTAATTGCTATTTTACCAATAAGATTATCATCATTTAATTGAAATGCACTACTTAATTCACTAGTGCTGTAAGGTCTATTTGGAATTGCTTTGAATTTACCTTGTTTACCATCAAATGTAAAGTAAGTACCAGCATTTCTACATATATCATCGATATTATCCATACAAGTGCTGTATGTACTTAAATATCCATTTATTTGATATCTATCGATTGTGCTACTACCACCAGTATTAGGTGTATAAGTGATTTGCTCATCACAATAACCTTTCATTTGTGTATTTGCTGTACCTAAAATACTGGTTATATCTATGTCAGCATTGGCTAAACCTGCGCCATATCTAGAATTAGTCATGTAATCGAATAACACTTCACCTGGATTATGCATACTGTTTGTTAGATCAAATGTCATTGAACCTAGACCTGCTAATCCATTTTCAGCATCATAGTCTAATTCTATCATGGCAAACACTAATCCTTCCATGGTATAGTGAGTTGTTCCTAATGTATTCCAATGTGTCATCATTGTGGTGGCATTTACAGCACCTGATGTTGGGAATATCTGTTTTGCGGATGTAGTATCACCGGCATACACTCTTATACGAATTTTGTTTGCCCAATCTTCTCTACTAGTAGCATTTGGATCTGAATAACTGATTACATTTGCTCCTGAGAAGTTTAATTTTCTATCTCCCCAAAAGATTTGATTTACAGTATATGTTTCACCTTCTACAAATTCACTAAGTGTGATACAATATTGCATAGTGTCGTTTTGATTTGTTATAGCAACATCTGTAATTGGCCCACTCATGAAGTTACGACCGTAGGCAACACCGATCCTGTTGTCAGTACTCGGGGCCACCTGTATTTTAGTCCCGGGATCTGGTCCCATGTCTGGCACATCGAACACGCCCATTAATTTGGCAGTACCAAAGGCCAAGCCTGCGGCTATAACACCGATTGCCATACCTGTTAGTGTAAATGTACCTGCGGCGGCTAGTGCGGCTGTAAAACCAATACCTGATATTGCTCCAACTATCGCACTTGCTATTGCTGTAAATACTGCCATATTATACTCCTACTTCCTACTCTGCGTAATAAACTGTTTCTATTGGTCTAAAACCATATTTGTCTAATTTGATATCTGGTGATTTGTCCATAAGTGTCATTGTATAACCTTGAATCTTACCAGCATCTTTCATTGCTTTAGCAATGCTTATAAATTTTAAGAATAATTTGCCGCCTATTGTACCATCTCTGTGTTCTGGTTCTACCCACCATGCCATTTCTCTTAACACATGTTTTACTTGTGGTAGCCAAACATCTGCGGCTGGTGCCGCAATGAAGAAACCTGCTGGTTTGCCTTCGTGTTCTGCGTACAGTAAAACTCCTGTCTTTGAAATACCAAACAATAATTGATCTATATAATCATCATCGTATTGTGGCTTATGTAGATAATCTACTGGCGCACTATTGGCAAAATTTATAAACATTTTCTTAATGTTCTTAAAGTCTTTTATTTCTGCTTGTTTTATCATATCTTTATATCCTTTATATCTATATTATCTTTCTTGTGCTCTTCCACTACGGCCACGGTTACCACCGCCACCTCGGCCGCCACCGCCACCACCGCCACCACCGTAGTAGCCACCACCGCCTCCTGTGTATTCTTTACCAAAGTCGAAACTGGTATTGTACAGTATGGGTATACGGTTAAAACTTCTGTCTGCGGGGAATAACCTTTTTCTATCTTCAGGATTTGTTCTTTGTCCTGATATCTTGTTACTGAGTACTGTTAATTGACTTGCAAGTGTTACAGTAACAGCATAGTCCATTTGTTTACTCAATATATTTACTTGTTCATCTATTTTAAAATTTGTGATAATGCCTTTAAATCTAGTATATTCATTGCCTGTAAGTGCTAGTGTACTAGGATCTACAAATGCTCTTTGTATAGTTACATTACCACCTTTTACAGGTTCTGTTAGTATTTGACTTAGATAATTTTGTTCTGACGGTATACCACTAAGTGTTAGTGTTAAATCACTGCTGTCATATTTTAAGTCATCTGATATTTGACCTACAGTTAAGAAACTGCCTAGTTCTGTGTAATCATTACCACCTACTGTTACAGGTTTCCAATTGCTTGAAATATAGTATACATTAGCACCTATTTGTAAATCAATAAGTGTTATTGGTGCTATATTAGTGCCTTGTACTTCTGTGATAGTAGTCATTAAGTTATAATCTCCACAAATTCAAAATCACCAGCAAATTCTATTCTATCATGTGGCACAATGCTGTATGTTGGGCAACTCATTGCTTTTACATGAAAACGTACTTCTGTGCCTTTTCTCACGCCTCCACTAGTTATGCTAACACCTGTTTGGCTTAACACTGGTCTATGTACTGGTATAGTTACATTAGCACCTGTGCTAAAACTCACATCACTGGTTACTTGATACGGATATCTGTATGTGCCTGTGTTACCTTCTGGTTGTAGGTAATCACCTTTCTTAAATAGTGTACCACTGCCTGTTGCAAGACTGGCATTAATATATAATTCTTTACCATCAGCACCTACCATGCTTAAACTACCGCCATCAATACCACCTTGATATGCTGTGATATAATTCATGCCACTGTTATTAGATAAACTGATATTTGCTTCTGTGACTCTGTCAGCAGTATCGATGTCTTCAAGTACACCTCTATTTTCTGAATACTTTAGTCCAGGTACACTACCTACTGTGAACTTATACACACTTGGCTGGCGTTCTGCTGTTTTTATGTGTCCACTTCTACTCACACTCATTGCTGTGGTTTTACGTTTATCTACTGATATGAATGTTGCGTTATCTATGATTGTTTGAAAACTCATTATCTACTCCCTGGTACAGTTCTAGCACCTGCCTGTGTTACAGCATATATAAATCCTGGATCACTTGCTACTAAGGCTTGGAAACTTGGTGCGTCTACGGCGTTTATGTTATATGTTACTTGGCCGCCACCCATTTGACTATTTGGTGTTATTGTGCCTGCGGCACCACCCATATGAAGTAACTCTGGTCCTTTTTCACCAACTAAGTATGTGCCACCTGGCATAACTGGTCCACCACTTGCTTTTGGTGTTGGCAGTTTAATTGCGTTACCGCCTGCTCCTATGCCAAATCCAAATGGTGCCATTATAGCATTCAGTATTGGCTGAATTATAGCAAGTCTTAATATGTCTGCTATAATTTGTTTGACCATTTTCTTAAAGAATTTTTGGAACGAATCTCCTGCACTTTCACCATCCATGAATGCTTGTGCTAAATCTTCACTAAGTGATTTTTGTGCTTGTCCTAATGTGTTTAAGAAATTGGTTACACCTTCATTACTGCTTAATGCCTCATCTAGTTCTTCTTGTGCTTCTTTTGCCTCGACGGCTAATTCAGGATATTTTTCTATGAGTGCGTTTAATTGTTTTTGTATTCTTTCGTATTCTACTGTTGTGAGGAATACACCTTCTAGACTCTCGCCAAAATCAGCAAATGCTCTTCTACCTTCTTCTAAATTAGGTGTTGTAATTCCTAATATACTGTTTAACCTTTCTATTACAAAAGCAAAAGCCTCGGCATCACCATGACCTAATGCTAATGCTTCGTTCATTTCTTCTAATAATTGTGTGGCATTTTTTTGCTCTGTGTTATAATTTAACAAAGCATCATCCATTCTTTTTACAAATTCTAAAAACGTTTCTTGTGCTGGATCTTTTAAACTTTCATTGTAATCACTAAAGGCGGCATCTGCGGCAATAATTTCATTTTTAACTGCGGCTAGCAATGCTTGGTAATTCTCAATGTCTCCATTGGATTTAACAAAAGCCATTCGCAAATCAAATAGTGCTTGTCTGGCTTTATCTTGACGATCTGTTATTTTTTCTAGTTCTGTTCTATAGTCATTTGCTAAAAATGATGTTGCTACTGATTTTAGGTCTTCAATTTCACTTGCTAATTCTTTGGCCGATAATGCGGCGGCTTTTTGTCTTTCTTCAAAGGCTTTTTGTGCTTCTTCATTACGTTTCATAGCACCTGAAATACCATCTACCGAGTCAGCAACGTCATCTGCTGGATCTTTGAATAAATTAAAAGCAAATCTCAATGCTTCAAAGGCTGTAAATGCTATACCTACAATGCCAGCAAATCGTAATAATGTTCTTGCGGCTGTAGCCAATCCACCACTAAACGTTAGAACGTTTTTAGAAGATTTTAAAAGTGTAGGATTTGTTTTGCCTAATTTTTTATCGAATCCATCTAATTTACTTGAAGCACTTTTCAGTCCTAAGCCTCGAATTGCGTCACCTAGGCCTTTAAAACGTTTGTTACTACCTGCGGCTGTGGCTAATAATCCTTTTAGACCTTTTTCTAAGCCATTCATTATTGCTGTAACGCCTCTTACAGCACCAAAGGCTAAGAACACACTTAATAAACCACCTAATACTTTCATTAATGACACAATAGCATCAGTGTTACTTGCTAAGTTGTTTATAGCATCTGCTAATGCTTTGATACCCTGTGCGGCTTCATCACCAAATGTTTCGAATAGAGCAAGTTTTAAGTTGTCCATGGCAATTTTTAAGTTGCCTAATTCAAAGTTAATTAATCCTGCCTGATTTGCTAGTGCACCACCAAATCCTTCTCTCATGCCTTCTAATAAAGCACTAATTACTTTGTCAGCACCTGCGGCTGTTTTACCAAATTCACTTACTTCTAGTCTAGCAAGACCTAATTTTTCTTGTAATATTGTGAATACTGGTATACCTCTATCAGCCAGCCTGTTTAGGTCCTCTAAACCTAATCCACCTGCTGTAGAACGTGATACTAAGTCTAAGGCGGCTTGAAATGTACCCATCTGGTCTGTGGTAACAGATGCCGTATCAGCAAATGTCATTAACAGTTCTTCTGTAGGTTCAACACCAGCACCTTTTAACTGTACGAATGCCTGTGTTAATGTTTGTACGTCGAATTGTGTTTTAGTAGCAAATTGTTGTACTCTTTCAAATGCGGCTGCACCAGCATCAACACTACCAAATACAACATTTAATGAATTTTCTAATTGTTGGAAAGTAGCACCGACATCTACAATGCTTTTTATAACTGCGGCGCCGCCTAGTGCTATAAAGGCATTTCTTAAATTGTTTGCACTACTTACACCACTGGTTTCAAAGTCTTTGGTTTGCTTTTGACTTTGTTTGATCGATCTGTTATATTGTTTATTATCTAGTTCTAAAACTACTTCTATACTTCTTGCCATTAGTCTATTTTCCTGATTTCTCTATCTACCAATTGCTCCATTTTGTCAATTGTAGGTTCTGTAAACCCATCAGGTGCTTGTCTGCTAAAACCGTCGTCCAATTTACCTGCGTATCCATATCTACTACCTATACGCAATCTGCTTTCTTTTTTGGTTTTTCTTCTAGCATTGCCAGATCTGATTGGTGTTGCTTGCCTTAAAAATGTAAAAGCATCAGAATGTACACCCTTAGGCATTTTGCCTAATTGGCTAAACAATTTAGTAATGTCTTTAGTCTTTACTTTTATGTCCATAATATTCTTCTGCTTGTTTAAACATGTCATCGCCAAATTGACGTCGACTTAGTTTAGGATCTACTGGCTTGTTGTTTGCTTTGGCATGTTGAATCATTTCGGATGTAACTGCCACATCAAAGACCATTAAATCGAAACTATCGCCTTTACCTAATAGTTCACTTGGCAAAACACCGTATCTCTTACTAATTTGATCCATCATAAGAATCAAATTAGTTTCGGCACTTTCGTCTATAACGTGGCTGGTTATTTTCCCAGTTTTTGACCGATAAGACTCATTGCTTCTGTCATGACATCAATAGGTAGTACATGTTCATCAGCCATCACAGGTTTACCATCTTCATTTAAAATGATATCTGTGAGAATGTTCATGTATTCTCCTACATTGTCTTGTGTTGCGTTTGCTAATTTAGAAAAAACATCTAATGACTGTCTGTCATACATGTAAAAAGTTAAAGCATCGCCGTACTTTTCTACAAGTTCTTTCTTATCGATTGTGATTTCCACTAATTGTGGTTTTTTTGCTAGTTCTGATAGTTTCATATCTTTACTCCTTTATATCTCTAGTTTTTAAATTATGAATAGCACTTAGTATGAATGCTAATCTACTTTGTGCTTTGCGTACATCACCCTCAGCACATTTTATTTCGTTTTGAGCCTTTGCTATCTCTGGCTCAATCGACTGAAGAATCTCCTTCGTCGACTTGTTGTTCCATATCTTCATACCCTTTATCCTCTACATCTATATTTATTTCTTTTTTAGGCTTTTTACCACCCTTGCTATCTGGTAATACTATACCATGTTCTTTAGCATATTCATCCATATCATGTTCAACTCCGTCTATGCGAATAACACGATCTTGTGATCCTGTCCACACACCGTCTTTGAATAATCTTAAAAATTTATGTTCCATATTTACTCCTAAATGATAACTGCCCCCGAAAGGGCAGTTACATTATAAATCAATTATGATTCGTCTGTTTTGGTCAGTTCACCATTTACAATGATTTCCATCGGTGAGATCCAAACTGCCTGATCGATACTTGCATTAGGGGCTAAGCCTCCAATAAATCCTTTGCCAGTCCAATATGTGTCGCCAGTTGTACCTGTTCCTTCAAAACTAACTGAGAAGAATATCTCTGTTTTTGCTTTTGAAGTTTCAAATAAACCATTAAGGCCTACATTATTGTTAGTTAAGGATGCGTTACCGAACATTAAGTCATGGTCTACTAACATATTCATAGAAACACTATTCTCATTCACAGTTGTGAAAGCACTTGAACTACTAGAGTCAAGAGTAGAATATCTAACAGTTCCAGGCGTTGCTGAAATTGTTAGGTCCTGTAAAAAGGGTACACTAACACTATCAGTCGCACCTGGGACTGCTAATGCTTCGGTATGACCCAATGTTAATATTGCTTGTGAACCTGCTGTTACGTTAATTACGCCCATTAGTTTCTCCTATTTGTTATACAGTTATAAACTCGAAATCAAACGTGTACGTTATGTAGTCGGTAGTAATTTCGGTTTCGGTCACACACTCTTTTGAGTATGGACCAGTTATTCCTAACCTTGCTTCACGTATACTATTTGTAATAGTATCAATGTCGCCTGGTTGATTTTTAGCATCTACTGTGAGATAGCCAGTTACACTAGTCACTGTTTGATACACATCAGCATTGAGTGTGTTATACAACACCTCTTTGCTAACGTTGTCCTGATCTAAATACAAAGTTTTTTTATTCTTTATATCTAATCTAACATCACCACTTTGTACAAAGGGTAATTCACTGCTAACTGACACATTACTGCCACTTAGAGTAGTTGTTAGGTCTGCGATCAGTGTATCTCTGAAAGCCATTATCTTACTCTACTTATATTGCTTCTGCCTCTGGTACGCCTGTTAGGTCTGAACTTAACCATTTTTTCATTGGTTTGAACAGAACCATCATTATCAGCATCATACCAATCCAATATATCCATAAGTTCTCTAAATAAATCATCGAACTTACCTTCATAATATTGGATTTTTTGTACTTCTGCTGATTCTGGATTACCAAAATCTGCTATCTTAGGCAACAAATATTCTTTTAATGTGTAATAAGCACACATATCTGTAATATCTGATTTTCTGCCAACTATAAGATTCATGTTGATAGGGGGTATATCATCAATTGAGTTATACCCACCACCAGCATATCCGAGGTATTCTCTCCATCTAGCACTAGCACGAATCTTTTCATTGATTCTGTTAGTTGCTTTCTGTGTCAAATCCTCTAAGTAATTGTCTAGGCTTCCAGGTGTGTCAGGAACATCAGTAAAGTTGACCTCATTGGCCTCAAAGATACGTTGATCTTTGTCCTTTATGTCTAATGCTTCTGCGTAACTAATTACGTTTCCTGCTCCATCTGTTATAAATGCCATAGTTTAACTCCTATCCTTATGTAGACGCCAAGTCTCTAGGTAGGTTATTACTTCTAACAAATTGAAGTCCCACTGCTTGTGAAACAAGTCCTTGTAACAAGGCATCGTTTGCTAAGTCCTGTGAGATTGAACCAATAGAACCACTTGAGATTCCACCAACACCATTAAGTTCGTTAGCAAGTGCTAATTCTTGTTCTGGTGTAATGAATGCCCAATATAGGCCACCTGTTGTAGGTGCGTTATCGGCTCTTAGGTTTGCTACTGAAGTCGAGAACTGAGCCAAACTTGCTGAAATAGAACTTGCCGCACCAATTATATTTGATGTTGCGATGTGTCTAATAAAGTTTTGCTGTCCTGCGGCTACAACTGGGTCTGTTCTTAACTGAGCAAATCCGTTTCTTACTGTAGCAACCATTTGATGGTTATCGTTTTGAACGTCGTTAAACATTTTAACTGTTGGTTCTCTTTTACTTGCGTATGCAAGTCCTTCTGCTGACATAACTACTGCCAATGAAGCACCTGTTAAGGCTGTGTTAGCATATCCGTCATTTGGTGTGTTGACTGATGTCATTTCTGTCATCACGTCAGCATTACCTTGTACTGCGATTCGGAAACCCTCTTCGTCAGTAACTTTTGCGATTGCCCCGGATAGGCGAGTAACGATAGCATTTGATACAGTAGCAAGGCCACCATCTTCTAATGCTTCTTCAGACACTTTTGAACCTGCGCCTTTTTTAGTTACTTGTAAACTTACTGAACTAGGATCAAAGTTGAATCCATCATTAATTAAGTCTGTGTTATCACTTACAGATGAGTTACCTGCTGGATAATAGTTTGATAAAGGAATCTGCATTGTGTTACCAATTGCTCCTTCTAGGTTATAGTTGTGAGTCAAAATAGCCGGGTTTGGAAGTAATACTGCATTATCGAAAAACGGTATTAAATCTGCAACCACGTTAGAATATAACTCTGCAACTGTTCCTGTTCCTATTGCTGCCATAATTTTTCTCCTGTTAAATTAATTATGTATTGTTATACTTAGAGAGTTGATCTAAAAGATCTAGTTCTCTCCATGTGTTTTTTAATCATTCCATCTGTGATTTGATCACGATTTAATGATTTATTTGCGTTTCGCACTTGAACATAAGCCGCATTATATTCTCTATCACTCTTGAGTCTACTTTCGTTTACTCCTGAACTGCTAGAAACATCTTGCGGTGTTCTATCTGCGTCAAATGTATCTACACCTTTCTTAGCAAATGGCAATCCTAGACTTTTTCCAACTACTTCTACAGCAGTCTTGTAGTCAGGCTTTTCGCCGTCTACTGTTAAATAATCATTACCGTTTTTGATTGCGAATGTTTCGCCTTCTACTAACAGCATGTTTCTGGCTTTCATCAAGTCTACCACAGCATCTTTTTGCTCTGATTTCCAACTAGTAGGCATAT